ATGTCATTGTCTGGGATGGTGAGGATGAATTCACTGTGCCGGATAATCTGCAGCTCATTAATATTTCTGATATCAGTGAGCAGCCCGGAATCGGCTGGGCGTATTCAGACGGGGTATTTACTGCGCCGCTCCCTCCGGAACGTTCTCATGATGAACTGGTAGCTGACGCTGAACAGAAAAAACAGTCGCTGATAGACGCAGCAATGACCAATATCAGCGTGATTCAGTTAAAGCTGCAGGCCGGGCGCAAACTGACGCAAGAGGAAACTACCCGACTTAACGTTGTGCTGGATTATATCGACGCTGTGACGGCAACAGATACCAGCACCGCACCGGATGTCATCTGGCCTGAACTGCCGGAGGCGTAGACCATTCAATATCTGACGTACCGGAAGTATCGGACCGCTCCGGTGCGTACAGGTAATCCAGCCACAAATTATATTGCGCCAGTACCTCAGACCTGCCGGGCTATTGCTTAGTGTTCATGTGTTTATTGGCCTGATTAATCAGTAGCTGTCTTTCTGGTCGTGTGGATCCTGCAAATCCTGAATGGTCGGAAATACCGCAGGCGGGCTGATTGCCCGCCTTTTTTATCTGTTGTTTCATCCACTGACCAGCCAGGTCAAATAGCGTCTCATGCTCTGCACAACAGAAAATAGTTGCACCCATTAACCACGGAGTTAAACGGATGAGTGACTATCATCACGGCGTGCAGGTGCTGGAGATTAACGACGGCACCCGCGTCATTTCCACCGTATCCACTGCCATTGTCGGCATGGTCTGCACGGCCAGCGATGCGGATGCGGAAACCTTCCCCCTCAATAAACCTGTGCTGATTACCAATGTGCAGAGCGCAATTGCAAAGGCCGGTAAAAAAGGCACGCTGGCGGCGTCGCTGCAGGCCATCGCTGACCAGTCAAAACCGGTCACCGTTGTCGTGCGTGTGGAAGACGGCACCGGCGACGACGAAGAAACGAAACTCGCGCAGACCGTTTCCAATATCATCGGCACCACTGACGAAAACGGTCAGTATACCGGACTGAAAGCCCTGCTGGCGGCAGAGTCGGTAACCGGTGTTAAACCGCGTATTCTCGGTGTGCCGGGACTGGACACCAAAGAGGTGGCTGTTGCACTGGCATCAGTCTGCCAGAAGCTGCGCGCTTTCGGGTATATCAGCGCATGGGGCTGTAAAACCATTTCCGAGGTGAAAGCCTACCGCCAGAATTTCAGCCAGCGTGAGCTGATGGTCATCTGGCCGGATTTCCTCGCATGGGATACGGTCGCCAGTACCACCGCCACCGCGTATGCCACCGCCCGTGCGCTGGGTCTGCGCGCTAAAATCGACCAGGAGCAGGGCTGGCATAAAACGCTGTCCAACGTCGGGGTGAACGGTGTTACCGGCATCAGCGCGTCCGTATTCTGGGATTTGCAGGAGTCCGGCACCGATGCTGACCTGCTTAACGAGTCAGGCGTCACAACGCTGATTCGCCGTGACGGTTTCCGCTTCTGGGGTAACCGTACCTGCTCTGATGACCCGCTGTTCCTCTTTGAAAACTACACCCGCACCGCGCAGGTGCTGGCCGACACGATGGCTGAGGCGCACATGTGGGCGGTGGACAAGCCCATCACCGCAACGCTGATTCGCGACATCGTTGACGGCATCAATGCCAAATTCCGTGAGCTGAAAACAAACGGCTATATCGTGGATGCGACCTGCTGGTTCAGCGAAGAGTCCAACGATGCGGAAACCCTCAAGGCCGGAAAACTGTATATCGACTACGACTATACCCCGGTGCCTCCTCTTGAAAATCTGACCCTGCGCCAGCGCATTACCGATAAATACCTGGCAAATCTGGTCACTTCGGTTAACAGCAATTAAGGAGCCTGACCGATGGCAATGCCGCGCAAACTCAAGTTAATGAACGTCTTTCTGAACGGCTACAGCTATCAGGGCGTTGCAAAGTCCGTCACGCTGCCAAAACTGACCCGTAAGCTCGAAAACTATCGCGGTGCGGGGATGAACGGCAGCGCACCGGTAGACCTCGGCCTTGATGACGATGCGCTGTCAATGGAGTGGTCGCTCGGTGGCTTCCCGGATTCGGTTATCTGGGAGCTTTACGCCGCAACCGGTGTGGATGCTGTGCCGATTCGTTTTGCAGGCTCTTACCAGCGTGACGATACCGGCGAAACGGTGGCCGTCGAAGTGGTCATGCGTGGACGTCAGAAAGAAATCGACACCGGCGAGGGCAAACAGGGAGAAGACACCGAGTCGAAAATCTCCGTGGTCTGCACCTATTTCCGGCTGACGATGGACGGTAAGGAGCTGGTCGAAATCGACACCATCAACATGATTGAGAAGGTGAACGGCGTCGACCGGCTGGAGCAACACCGCCGCAATATCGGCCTGTGATTTTCATCCGGTCAGCCTGGCTGACCGGTTAACCCCGATTCAGAAGTGAGAAAACCATGAACAAAGAAAATGTGATTACCCTGGACAATCCGGTCAAGCGTGGTGAGCAGGTTATCGAACAGGTCACGCTGATGAAACCCAATGCCGGGACGCTGCGCGGTGTCAGTCTGGCTGCGGTCGCAAACTCCGAAGTCGATGCGCTGATTAAGGTGCTGCCGCGCATGACGGCACCAATGCTGACCGAGCAGGAGGTCGCCGCGCTGGAACTGCCTGACCTTGTGGCGCTGGCCGGTAAGGTGGTCGGTTTTTTGTCGCCGAACTCGGTGCAGTGACGTTCCCGAAAAATTTCTCGGTCGATGACCTGATGGCGGATGTGGCAGTGATATTTCACTGGCCGCCATCAGAACTGTATCCCATGAGCCTGACCGAACTCATCACATGGCGCGAAAAGGCGCTCCGGCGAAGCGGAAACACGAATGAGTGACAATGTAAAATTACAGGTATTGCTCAGGGCTGTTGACCAGGCATCCCGCCCGTTTAAATCCATCCGTACAGCGAGCAGGTCGCTGTCGGGTGATATCCGGGAAACACAAAAATCACTGCGCGAGCTGAACGGTCAGGCATCCCGTATTGAGGGATTCCGCAAGACCAGTGCACAGCTCGCCGTGACTGGTCATGCACTTGAAAAGGCACGGCAGGAGGCCGAAGCCCTTGCCACACAGTTTAAAAACACCGAGCGTCCGACCCGTGCTCAGGCGAAAGTGCTGGAATCCGCAAAGCGAGCAGCGGAGGACTTACAGGCGAAATATAACCGCCTGACGGATTCCGTTAAACGCCAGCAGCGGGAACTGGCTGCTGTGGGAATTAATACCCGCAATCTTGCACATGATGAGCAGGGGCTGAAAAACCGTATCAGTGAAACCACCGCGCAGCTTAACCGGCAGCGTGACGCGCTGGCGCGTGTCAGTGCGCAACAGGCAAAACTTAACGCAGTAAAACAGCGTTATCAGGCCGGAAAGGAACTGGCCGGAAATATGGCCTCAGTGGCGCTGCCGGTGTGGGGATTGCGGCGGCGGGAACGATGGCCGGTGTTAAGCTACTGATGCCCGGTTATGAGTTTGCGCAGAAAAACTCAGAATTGCAGGCCGTGCTCGGCGTGGCAAAAGACTCCGCCGAAATGGCCGCACTCCGCAAGCAGGCGCGCCAGCTCGGTGACAATACTGCCGCCTCAGCGGATGATGCGGCTGGTGCGCAGATTATCATTGCGAAAGCGGGTGGAGATGCTGCGGCTATTCAGGCGGCAACGCCGGTCACACTGAATATGGCACTGGCGAATCAGCGGTCGATGGAAGAAAACGCGCAACTGTTGCTGGGGACTAAGGCATCCTTTCAACTGTCAAATGATGATGTCAGCCATGTGGGCGACGTGTTGTCGGCAACGATGAATAAGTCGGCGGCTGATTTTCAGGGACTCAGTGATGCACTGACTTACCTCGGTCCGGTTGCTAGGACGGCAGGTGTAAGTCTTGAACAGGCAGCGGCCATGACAGGTGTGCTGCATGACAATAACATCAGGGGGTCAATGGCGGGGACGGGGAGCAGTGCCGTTGTCACCCGATTACAGGCACCGACTGGAAAAGCATGGGATGCACTCAAAGAGCTTGGCGTTAAAACCTCGGACAAAAAGGGAAATATGCGTCCGTTGTTCACCATTCTGAAAGAGATTCAGGCCAGCTTTGATAAACACAAGCTGGGAACGTCTCAGAAGGGGGAATACCTTAAAACCATTTTTGGTGAGGAAGCCCTGAAATCAGCGAACGTTTTACTGGCAGCGGCAGCAAGCGGAAAACTGGATAAGCTGACCGCCACGCTGAAAGCCTCGGACGGTAAAACGGAAGAGCTGGTTAAAATCATGCAGGATAACCTCGGCGGTGACTTTAAGGAGTTTCAGTCTGCTTATGAGGCGGTGGGGACTGACCTGTTTGACCAGCAGGAAGGCGCACTGCGTAATCTCACACAGACGGCCACAAAGTATGTGTTAAAACTCGATGGCTGGATCCAGAAAAACAAATCACTGGCGTCAACCATCGGCCTCATTGCCGGTGGCGCACTGGCGCTTATTGGCATCATCGGTGCAATTGGTCTTGTAGCCTGGCCGGTTATCACTGGCATCAATGCCATCATCGCGGCAGCAGGCGCAATGGGGGCAGTCTTCACGACGGTTGGCAGTGCTGTTATGACCGCCATCGGGGCGATTAGCTGGCCGGTTGTGGCCGTGGTGGCCGCCATTGTCGCCGGGGCGTTGCTTATCCGTAAATACTGGGAGCCTGTCAGCGCATTCTTTGGCGGTGTGGTGGAAGGGCTGAAAGCGGCATTTGCGCCGGTGGGGGAACTGTTCACGCCACTTAAGCCGGTGTTTGACTGGCTGGGTGAAAAGTTACAGGCCGCGTGGCAGTGGTTTAAAAACCTGATTGCCCCGGTCAAAGCCACTCAGGACACCCTGAACAGTTGCCGTGACACGGGGGTCATGTTCGGGCAGGCACTGGCTGACGCGCTGATGCTGCCGCTTAATGCGTTCAACAAACTGCGCAGCGGTATTGACTGGGTACTGGAAAAACTCGGTGTTATCAACAAAGAGTCAGACACGCTTGACCAGACCGCCGCCAGAACTCAAGCCGCCACGTATGGCAGCGGTGGTTATATTCCGGCGACCAGCTCTTATGCAGGCTATCAGGCTTATCAGCCGGTCACGGCACCGACTGGCCGCTCTTATGTAGACCAGAGTAAAAA